ATTTTCAAATAATGGGTTTAAATCTGTTTTTTCAGGACTATAAATTGTAATAAAATCATTAATACTTGTACCAATTTTTGGTAGTTGGTCAATTAATAAATCCTGAATTACTGTAGTCTTATTCCCTTCTGAAATAATTGTATCATTCATAACCATTAAAGTCTCATTAAGGGTATTTAAATTTGAATTTGTCTCATTTAATGATAACATTTCTATAGGGGCAGAAATTGGTTCTACTGTATTGGTAGTTTCAGGTATTTTAATTTGTTCGCTAGTTAATTTATTTGTAGTAAGATTATTGGGTATTGATATCCCACCAACGTCAATATTTGGTGTAAAATTTATAGTTGGGGGAGTTTGTTGTGGTGGTTCAGGAACATTGACAGTAACATTAGTATTTGATTGATTAGTTTGTTTATCAATTTTAGTAGTCTCTGAAACATCTTCTTTTAAACTTTCGTATATTTCTAATAATTTTTCCGGACCTAACCCAAATTTATCAATAACACTAGAATCCCCCCGAATCAATGATTGAGAAATCTCCTTTAAATCTTCAGGTTTAATACCTCTAATAGTTTCCCCAACAGTTCCTTGTGGTCCTGCAATTTTAGAAACTAATTCTTGAGGTTTAAATGCGTAATCTTTAATTGTTTTTAATATAGTATCCCCAAGTGGTGTACCAGCGGCAGCCAATCCCATTGAGGATTTCAGAGTATTTAAAATCGCAATCATCTTATTTGTTGATGATAATTGTTCTTCAGCTAAATTGACTAATTTTTCTTCATTTGTCGTACCTTCTTCTTGTTCTGTTAAATACGATTTTAAATTTTCTTCATTACCTTCAAATGTTGATATAAAATCTTGTAAGGACTGTACATCACCACTTTTTGTAACAATTTCATAAGTACCTGTTTCTCTATTTAATGTTGCTAAATTTGCAATTTGTTCCTGAGTATCCTTATCAATTTTTAAATTTCCAAAAGAAATTTCAGACATTTTTTTATCAAGTTCAGCACCAGCCAAAGCCATTTTATTCACCTCTTTAATATCATACCCTAATTCATCCGCAACCGCCCTTAATTCCCTTCTTGCACCAGGCATGATTTGGAATGATTGTGTTTTTTCATCAAAAAAAGTATATTGTTTAAAAAGACCACTTAATTGATTTTGTAATTCCCCAACATCATTTTGAGCTAAATCCATTAATCTTAATGGGTCTAATAATTCACTACTTGCAACACCTAATCTTTGTAATGAAGCAGATAACTCAACAGCCTTTTCAGGTGACATAAGGTCTTCAGCAGTCTTAAAAACGCTATCCATTGATATTCTAAGAGTTGCAGCCCTTGCCGCCATTCTTGTTAAACCTTCAACACCATTTTCAAAACCAAATCGGTTAAGTTTATCCAAATTAGAAACAACTCCCGCAGATACTACTTTAGCCGAAACACCTAAATCTCTTGCAGTTTTTACAACTTCATACATTGTATCACCAATATCGTCAATTGCCTTTCCTGAATCTAAAAAAGCATTTAAAAGGTCTTTTGAAGCAATTCCTGAAACTTTTGATGCTGCAAATAATTCTTTACCAATATCGCCCGTTAAAATTAAATTTTTTTGTGTAGAAGAAACTAAATCTGATTGTAAATCTAAAGTATCTTGTTGAGAACCTCCGAGTCTTATAACTTCATCAGCCGCGTCAGTAAAATTTAATTTTATACCTCTACTAAATTCAACCCCCCTACCCATTGAATTTATAATTGTTGAGAATTTTTGGTCTATTGATAAAGTTGTATTTAATATATTACTATAAGAACTCTGTATATCCGCATTTATTTGTTTTAAAATATTAGCTTTATCAGCCAAATTAATACTTGTTATTTGAGATTGGAGATTACTAATTCTTGTGGTTAAAGTTGTTAAGCTTTCATCAGCATCTACAGTATTTGTTACATTATTATTATTGTTTTGATTATTTTGCATCATAATTATAAATACCTATTTAATTATTTTGGGGTATTTACCTCAACAATTTTACCAACTAAATAATTTCTTTCATAAGAAGGCATAATCAAAAAATCTGAATATGAAGTATTCAGATATTTCGCCAATAAAAAGTATTGGTTCAATAAATTGATTTTATGGTTAGAAGAAAGGACGAAAAAATTCAGCCCCAAAGGCAATAGAGGTCTCTACCTTTTTTCCTGACGGGGCTATAATTTCCCTAATTAAATCAACTCTAGGTTCATTTCTTTTAATAAAATTAGAAATGTATTTAGAGTCCATAATAGGCATGTTGTTTATAAATTTGTTAATTTCTTCTTTACTTTCACTACCATCTAATGAAATAATCATTTTTTGTAATTTCCATGTAATTCTAGGTGGTACTAAATTAGCGGGATATTTTTCTGACATTTTGTCAAGTTCCATAGTATCACCATAAGTTAATGGTCTAATTTTAACAGTTCTGTTTGATTTTGGAAGTGTGATTAAGAACAAACCGTTTTCATCAGGTTCAACTTCAGGTTTAATAAACTCCAATTCGTCTAAAGTAATTGTAGTTTGGAAGGATTTACCAGTTTCAGGGTCATTTAAATTAAAGGTGTATTCAGGACCAAATGAAGTATTTCTTAAAAATATTAAGATTGTTTCTAAATCCCCATTTAATAAATTTTCAGGTCTTAAATCTGACTCATACAATTTATTTCTTATCAATTGGGTAATAATACCTTCACCTCCATTTTTTGAAATGTTGACTAAAATATTTTCATCATTTGCAGTTAGGTATCCTACTTTAACTGATTTCTTTTTATTTTTATAGTATTTCCCACCACTTGGTAATTCAACAACGTCGTGTGGTAAATCAAAATTGTCCTGTCCGTATTTTTTCTCTTCCATAATATTTTTTTATAAAAAAAATCCACAATAAAGTGGATTTTGTAAATAGTATTTTGAATAAAATGATTAATAAAGTAAAATACATCTATCAGGTCTCAAACTTGCTTGAATAGTTTGAATACCATCCTGAGCGTAGTTTACAGCTTGGAAGTCAACTTTTGTAAGGAAACATCCCTGTAATAACCATTTTTCAATTACGACACCTGTTGGGTCTAGCATTTCCAAATCAACATTTTTCTTATATCCCGCAGCATATCCCATACGACCTGTTACTGACTCTGCGTGTAGTCTCACCCATTCCATAAGAGCTTGAGCCGCTGAAGGTCCAATTGGGTCACGGAATGTAACAGGAATTTCTCCCCATTCAAATTGACCTGCAACGTAAGTCTTTGTGTTTAAAAATGGAATCTCAGTCGATTTTATAGTGATGCTAGGTCTACTAGTAGACTCAACAAACCACTCATTAATACCCAATTCGTCGGGAAATCTCAATATGAATCTATTTTGTTTTTTAGGTTCATATGGTATGGGCATTTTCATCAGTAAATCAGCCATGTTCTTTCAATTTTTTTTCTTTTATTTATTAATAAATATTGTGTTTATTTTTTTTTTCTATTTACTTCAGTTATTTTTTTACAAATCTTTGCATAAGACCAGTAATTATTAATTAATTATCACTTTTATATGGTTTCTTTTCTCCTCCATGTGTTGAATATAACTGGTAAATATTTTCTGGGTCTTTTGTTAATTCAGTATCTAGCGTTTTTAAATTTCTTAAATCGTCATCAGAAAAACCTATTTTAGGTATGAATCGGTTAGATATGTCATTTTTGAAAAATGGAGAACCCCCGATTTTTTTAGAAATATCTTTAACATAATTTTGAAATTCTTTAGCGGCACTTACTTTTAACTCTTCAGGATTTGCCGCAGAACCTTGTCCAAAAGTTACTGGATAATATTTACACAATTTAAAAACATAAAAATCCACTAATCTATCATCGGACACATCAGGATTTTGTTGAGCAATCTTATTATACTTTCGTAAATTCCAAACAAGTTCTTTTTTTGAGAGTCCATTAATATTACCCTCAATAAGTTTTCTAACTGCAAGTGCCAAAGTTTTTGGGTTATGTCCTCTAGCGGTAACTATCGAAAAAATTGACCCTCCATTAACACACTCCACAAAATCATCCCATGCAGGCCCTGGTTTTGCCATCATAGAGTCCATTAAAAATCTCTTATCACCCTCAACTCTAAAATTTCTAAAAGGGTTTTCCGCAAATCCAACTATACTTTTACCTTTATAGTCAAATGATTCTTTCCCAATTTGAGTTCTGTATTCGGCAAATTCTTCAGTACCCATCCCAACTTCATTACCGTTAGAATCCTTTAAAATAATTTTTGTTGGCATGTACATTAAATTATCATCCCAATCAAATGCATAATATTTCATGTCGGGTGTAAGTTTTTCTAAATCACCAAAACCTTCTACTATTACTAAATTCATATTAATAAATACCATGAAAAATAAAAAACCCCCACATCTCTGTGAGGGGTTTTAATATTAATTACTCTTTTTATTAGATATTCTCAAATGATGCACCTGTTGGTGTAATTAAGAATTCGATATCAATAAATTCAAGAGCTTTAGTTGGTTTAATGTAAATCTTACCTGTTAATTGGTTGTTATCCAAATCTTCAGTACTATTAGATACTGTAACTCTGAAGTCATATAAACCTCTATCTCTACGGATAGCGTCTAATATTGGATTAACAGAGTCTAAGAATTGTTGTCTAACAATGTTATCATTTTGTTCGAACAACAATCTAACAGCAACTGCTGAAATTAATTTACGAGCTTGTAATAACAATCTTCTAACATTAATTCTGTCAAGAGCAGATTCTCTAATTTGAAGAGTCTTGTTACCCCAAATTACCGTTCCAACATCATTAAATGTTGCGATTGGGTTAATTCTTCCTTTGTATAGAGTATCTCTTTCTTCTTGAGTTAATCTACGTCTTGCTCTTACTGAATTTACAATACCACGAGTGTAACCTGCGGTTGCGAACCATGGGAAAGCGATATTATCAGTCAACGCTAAGTTTCTAGTTACTTCAGCAGTCGCTGGTAAGTAAATTTGAGTGTTGTTAACTGTATCTCTTGTTAATACCCAAGGATAGTAAGTTGCCGTGTAGTTAGAATCAATGTCCTGAGTTTCTAAGTTACTTACCGCGTCTTGAGGATAGATTAAATTATCCATAGAAGTTGATGGTTGTAATAACTCAAAGTCAGGTGTTGTTGTAATATAGATTGAATCCGCTCTATCAAACTCAACCATAGTAATTGTTGCGTTAACTAATTCATAGTTATTAACGTAATCAACACCAGGTGTTGCTAAAACATTAATATTTGTCGTACTAGGATTGTTGAAAGTTTGGATACCAATTAAGTATGCGTAATAGTCAGTATTTGCGTAATCTGTTTCATTACCATCGACAACTATTGTTCTAAACGCTCCCCAACCTGTTGAGTCAGTATAAGGAACACAAGCATTAGCTCCTGCCTTATATCCTGATTTACCTAACAAATATTCATCAGAGTTTGTTCTTCTTTCTCTATATACATCCCATCCGTCAAAACCACCATAAAAATGTGCGGTATATTTTCTTGCGAATAAACGGTAGTATGGATTTGTTTGAGTTTCAGGTTCTGAAGTGAAACTTCCTGAACCAACAAAAAACGCAGTGTCTCCTGATGATAGATACTCACTTGATATTGTAACAACGGTAGCTCCGCTGTCCATGTGGAAACCTTTTGTCAACCAATTCCAAG